CGTTCGATACAACCGAGGGGGATTATATGAAAGCCTGAAATCGGCGCTTAAAGCGCTTGTTATCCGCTTCATCGGCTTCGGCGGATCGTCTGGTCAGTCATGGGGCGGGTTGAATTGGGCGGCCGGGTTATTCGCGAACTCAAAAATCAATTACGCGACGGAGGCCGGTGATCTTGAAAAGTCCTCGCTCGTAATGGCGGCCGTCAACTGGCTCGCTCGCGTACTCCCCGAGGCCCCACTGCAAGTGATGGAGGCGGACGCGAAGGGCAAAGAATCGCCGGTGATGAATCACCCCGCGATCAAGCTCCTCAATCGGCCGAATCCGTTCTATTCCGGCGCAACTCTGTGGAAGGCGTTCGCTCTCGGCTGGATCACGTCGGGCAACTCCTATTTTGTAAAAGCGAAAAACAGTTTCGGCCAGGTGACCGAACTTTGGAACATCCCGCCGTGGATGATCGCGCCGCGCTGGCCGGAGGATGGCAGCGAATTCATCTCCTATTACGAATATCAGCCCGACGGCGCGCTCACTCGAATCGAAGTCGAGGACGTGATTCATTTTCGGGATGGCGCCGATCCCTGGAATATGGGGCGCACTGGCCTCTCGCCTGTCGCCTCCGTTCTTCGCGAAATCTGCGGTGATAACGAGGTCGCGGCTTATCAGTTTCTGCTGTTGAAGGCAGGTGGCGTCCCTCCGGTATGCCTGGCGCTGAAGGATGGGCAGGTTTCCATCAAGTTCGAACCGTCGCAAGTCAAGGCGGATTACATCAGGTCTACGGAAGGCGACCAACGCGGCAAAGTGTTCGTCTCCAGTCGCGCCGTCGAGATCACGAAGCTCGGCTTCAATCCGTCGGAACTAGACCTAAAAGTTCTGCGCCACCTGCCCGAATCGCGTTTCGCCTCGGTGATCGGCATATCGAAAGAGACTTTAGGATTCGGGGCAGCCGATGAAAACAGCACTTATAACAACGTCCAACAGGCCGACGAGCGATCGATCTGCAGTTACGTCAAACCGCTCTGGGAATTCCTCGGCGATGAATTAACACATCAACTCGGGCCGGATTTCGGTCTGAAGCCGAATCAGCGCTTCGCGTTCGACCTGCGCCAGATCGCCGCGCTTCAGGAAGATCAAAGCGCCCTACACGAGCGCGCGAATAAAGACCTTCAGAGCGGCGGAATCACGGTCAACGAATATCGCGAAATGATCGGGCTGGAGAGCGTGCCCGACGGCGACGTTTACCTGCGTTCGTCCAGCGTTCAGGCCGTGACGCCGAAGATGGTTGAGAAGAGTACCCAGGATGCGCTTACGGCGCCCTCGCCGGCCGAGCAGTTCGAATCGGAGAAACAGCAGAACTCGGACGATGAGCCGGGGCAACTTGTGAATTGAGGTTGCATTATGAGCGATGCCTTTTTGTATTTTGGCGACACTTTGAAAGCCCTCGACGATAACGGCAGGGTCGGCGGATATAGCGTTCGCTTCACCGATGCGACTCGGCGCGACCTGACGGGCGAATACTTCACGAACAAAACCTATCTTGGCGCGCACGAGGGCGACGGGGTGGACGTCCTATTCCATCACGGCTTCGTATTACCCGCGCCAAAAAATGCGACAGCCAGCGCCAAGAGGACTTTTCAGGCTTTCAGCGATCACATCTACGGGACAGCAAAATCGAAGAAAGACGACATAGGACTATTTACAGAAGTCGCTCTCAACCTAGCCAACGAATACGAAGCCGCGATCTTCGGGCTAGTCAAGGCGGGCAAACTCGGATGGTCCTCTGCGAGCGCCGGCCATACGGTGAGGAAAACGTCGGACGGCGAAATCACGCGCTGGCCAATAATCGAAATATCTTTGACGCCTACGCCCGCCGAGCCGCTGAATCGCGCGGTGGATGTGGGCGCGCTGCGATCGATCAAATTCGTCAAAGGCATTTTCCAAGAAGCGATGGATGTTCAAACGCCTTCGCGCTGGGAGATGGAGTCGACCTACGGCTCGGTAGTCAGGAAGATCGCCGCCGCGGCGTCGGTCGCCCGCACTTTGGGCACGGCCTTCGATTTAGAAGCGATGCTTTCAGAGGCGACAAACGAATACGCCTCGATGCTGCAACAATCCGCGCTCGGCCAGATAAAGGAATGGCTCGATGCCGGCGCAACTGAAGAGTTTTATCTAAAAACAATGGCAAAGGTCGAGGAGCTGGTGTCCAGCTTTGACGACCGGGATGTCGATACGCATTCCCAATTGACGGTGAGCGTCTTGAGGGGTTTCGGGTCGCGCCTGCGTGGTAATCACGAAGCGCGGCTAAAGGCAGGACGTGTTCTTTCGGAGAAAAATCGTCAACTCATAGCGTCGTTGATCAAGGACGGGACGGCGGTGTTCGCCAATCTGCAATCCTTGCTCGATGAATCAGCCGGGACGACGAATGACGCCGAGAAGCGCGCCCAACAAACCGAACATTTCTTGGCAAAACATCGCCACCGTACAAGGGGATCATCATGAAGACAATCGAGCAACTGCTCAAAGTGGGGACGATGCTCGAAATCGCCGCCACTATAAAGAACAACACAGACCGATTGACGCAACTCTTCGACGCCGCGACGACCCGCGCCGACAAGGCCAACACTCAAGAGGAACTCGACGAGATCAAGTCAATTGACACCGATCAAGAGTTACTCGACGCGAGATACGCCGAGTTGAAGAAGGTCGAGGAAGCCCGCGCAAAGAACGAGGAGCGCACAAAAGCCTTTGCGGCGCCCGTCAACCGCCCGAAGTTTCCGAACGGCGATCCAGAGCCTAAGAAGAGCCGCACGGCAATCGCGCTCTCAAGCATGGGTCCGCTGAAGCACATCAACATGCACGGCAACCGCCATCAGGACGAGGAATTAGCGTACAGATTCGCGCAATGGTGGTTTGCAACGAACCTGCCGGGCCATTCGCCGCTACGCGCAAAGGCGCTGACATTCTGTGAAGAGAACGGAATCCCGACAGTCAAGGCGTTGAATGAGGGCATCAACGAGCAGGGAGGCGCGCTCGTGCCTCCCGAGTTCGACAACATGCTCATTCGCCTGTTGGAGCGCTTCGGCGTTTTCCGCCAGTACGCGCGCATCAATCAGATGGCCGGCGACGTGAAGATGATTCCGCGCAGGACCGCAGGCATCACCGCCTCATGGGTCAGCGAGGGCGCCTCGATTACGGACTCGACGCCGACTTACGACAACGTGCAGCTCGTCGCGAAGAAGCTCGCAGCGCTCGTGATTATGTCGAGCGAGATCACCGAAGACAGCGCCATCTCGATTGCGGATCAACTCGCCTTCGAGATCGGCACAGCGTTCGCGCTTTCCGAGGATCAGGCCGCGTTTCTGGGCGACACAAGCCCGACATACGGCGGAATCACCGGAATCACTCAGAAACTGCTCGGTCTAAGCGGCACGATCGGCAACATTGCCGGGCTGCAAGTCGCCACCGGGAACCTCTTTTCAGAATTCATTCTGGGTGACTTTAACGCCACGGTCGCGCTCCTGCCTCAGTACGCCGACACGGCTCAGACCGCATGGTACTGCCACCGCTCGTTTTACTTCGGGACGATGCAGAAGCTCGAACTTGCCGCCGGTGGTAACTCGATCCGCGAAGTCGCAACCGGAGATCGATCGCCTCGGCCATTATTCCTTGGCTATCCGGTGAACTTCACGCAGGTCATGCCGAGGGCAGACGCAAACTCGCAGATCGCCGCGATCCTGGGCGACCTCTCGATGGGCGCGGTAATGGGCGACAGGCGACAGCGCACGCTGTTCACTGACCCGTTCTCTCTGTCAGATAAAGATCAGATCCGCGTTCGCGGAACTGAGCGCATTGACATCATCATCCACGACGTCGGCAACGCGAGCGCCACGGCTGCCCTGCGCCAGCCCGGCTCAATCGTGGGCCTCATCAGCGCGGCCGCGTAAAGCGTCACGATAACTCGTCAAACGGGCGGCATCGGGCCGCCCTGATGACCCAAGTAACAGGAGAATACAAATGCTCGATCTTCAAAATGCAAAATTTGTCAGTGTCGTGCCGCCGATCTCGGTCGCGGGTGGGGCCAATGCAACAGTCGTCAACGTTGTCGACACCAAAGGCTTTCGCGCCGCTGTGCTAAAGATTCAGGCCGGCGCCCTCGGGGCGAACGGCGTCGCCACGATCGTATGGCAGGAAAGCCACGAATCGAACGGCGCGAACGCCGTGAACATCACCGGCGCCAACCATACCGCGCTCGTGGACGCTAACGACAACATAACGATCGCCACGTTTATCAACCTCTTGGGCAGCCGCAGGCGCTATCTCGTGCCGCTGATCACGGTCGGCTCGACAAACGCCTGTCTGCTCGCGGCAGAAGCGATTCTGTACCGCGCTGAGGAAACCCCGAACACGGCGACCGAGCGCGGATTGCTCGAACAGAAGTTCGTCTAAAGTCTAAATATGGCTCGAAAGACGCTCTATACATTGAACGTGGATGGGTACGCTCCGGAAATATGTTCCCTGACGTACCCTCTCCTCAAACGCTACGCCGACAAGATCGGCGCGGAGTTTTTCGTCATCACCGAGCGGAAGTCCCCCACGCTTCCGCCGGTGATCGAGAAACTTCAAATCTATGGTCTGGCCCGCGAGCGCGGCGACGATTGGATCGTCTTCTTTGATTCGGATGCTCTGGTCCATCCCGACATGCCCGACGTGACGGAGATATGCCCGATGGACACGATCATGCACAACGCGACGGATTATGCCTCGTGCCGCTTCACGTATGACGATTACTTCCGGCGGGACGGCCGTCACATCGGCTCAGGTAATTGGTTCACGGTCGCCTCGCGCTGGTGTCTCGACCTGTGGCATCCCTTGACGGATCTGACATTCGAGGAAGCCGTCGCCCGGATCAAGCCGACATTTGCCGAGGGGCGGGCGCACATTCAGCCCGATCACTTGATCGACGACTTCATTCTCAGTCGCAACATCGCGCGTTTCGGCCTCAAGGCGGTTTCGTTCCGGAGGATCGTAGCCGAGCTTGGACAACTCGACAGCGCCTTCCTGTGGCATCAATACCTGATGACGAGGGAAGAGAAATTGCTCGGGATGGAGGCGGTTTTGAACGTATGGACGGGCGGCGCGTTCAAGGCGGCAAAGGGGGCGGCGAGTGGCGACTAAACGAGTCAAATTCATCAAGCCGTGGCAGATGACCCCGGCTGGCGCGGAGATGGAACTTGATGCGCCGGTCGCAGATTTACTGATCAAGCGCGGGCGCGCCGAAGAGGTCAAAGAGCCGACCGCACCTCTATCGAAGAAGGCATTGAAGAAGTTGAAGCGAAATAATGCCAACCGTTGAAGACCAAAAAGACGAGGCAATGCTGGAACTGCGCAGGCTCGCGCAGCCAGACAGTACGCCGCAACTCGACGTCGATGAACTCGGCGCGATTCTCGACGACTGCCAGCGCGCTTCGTTCTGGACCTTATCCACGGCATTCGTTCATGGCGCCGTTGTCTTGCCGGCCACAAAGAACGGTCACCGCTATAAATGCTTTGAGGGAGGCACGACGGCGGCAACTGAACCGAACTGGCCGACACGCGACGGCGCCACGGTCACCGATGGCACGGTCAAGTGGGAAGAGGCGGGCCCGGATTACGACAACGTTTTCGACGTCCGCGCCGCCGTTCAACAGGCATGGACGGTGAAACTGGCGAAGGCCTCGGTACTCTTCGACACGCCAGGGCAGCGCGTCTCCCAGATCGCGGAGCGCTGTAAAGAAATGGCTGACTCTTTCGACCCTATCAAGATCGCATGACAGGAGCGAAGCAATCAAAATTCACCGTGGATTGGCACTCGCACAACATCCCGGTGTGGACGCAGATCCTTGACAAGTACAAGGGGCAACCCGGTGTGCGAGCGCTGGAGATCGGATCGTACGAGGGACGGTCTACGGTGTGGTTGCTGGAAAACGTTCTCACGCACGACACAGCCCGGATTGATTGCATAGACACATTCGAGGGCAGCGTCGAGCACGAGCGGATGGGGCTCGATCTAGCAAATCTGCTCAATCGCTTTCTGAGCAATACGGAGCCGTACACGAAGAAGATTCGCTGCTTTAGGGGGCGATCTCAGGATGTATTGCGGCTCGCCGATTTTGGTCCCTACGAAATCGAGTCTTACGACTTCATCTACATAGACGGATCACACAAAGCCGCCGACGTGCTCGCTGACGCCGTTTTGAGTTTCCCGCTTTTGAAAGTCGGGGGCTTGATGATCTTCGACGATTACGCATGGAACGGTGGCGGGCCTACCGAGTTCGACAATCCGATGCTGGGCGTCAATTCGTTTTATTACGCATATCAGAATCAATTGAAAGCCGTGCATCTCTCGTATCAGGCCGTGTTTCAGCGCCTGGCCGAGCCTTGCGCCGATCAGAAGGGGGTGATTTGTGGCTAACGCCTTGTATGACCTCGGGAGAGAGGGATTTCTTGCGGGTGATATTGATTGGGACGCGAATGATATTCGAGCCATCCTGATCGACGAAGCCGACGACACGATCAATCTCGCGACCGACGACAACCTTGATGATCGGGCCGCCGCCTCTCGCGTCGCTACGTCTGCCGCGATGGGTAGCAAGACTGTAACGGCGGGCGTGGCCGATTGCGCGGACTTCACATGGAGCGCGGTCACTGGAGATCAATCCGAGTCTGTTGATTTCTACAAGCACACGGGCACGGAGAGCACGTCACGATTGATTTGCAACATAGATACGGCGACCGGATTGGCGGTCACTCCTAATGGTGGGGATATAACCTTCCAGGTGGACTCGGGGGGAAATCGTCTCTTCAAACTGTGAACTTTTATGCTGAAGGAAATCACAATTCGTCGCGAAGGCTCAAAAGTCTTACTGCTGTCGGGCGGGGTTCTGATATGCGAAATGCACTGGCAGAAGGCCGACGAGCTGGCAAAGTCGCTCCAGCGTAAAGCCCGCCTGGCTGAAGAAGAAGAGAAAGCCACGCAGATCGTCAACGACAGCGCCATCCTGATGCGGGCAGGCGCCCCGTTTAGCTTGAGCAACCGCCCGGACATTTTGAAAGAGGCCGTCAAA